TTATGGCAGAAGACATTACATTATATTTAAAGACTAAAGAACAGAATGGAATGTCACCTACAACATTAGAAACTAGGAAACATATTATAAGCAGTTTTTGGGATTATATGAGTAGAGTGAAGGGAACTGAAATTAAAGATGGATTCTTTAAAGATGTAACATATAAAGGAATTCCATCTGGGAACAATTTAACTAAAAAACTTCCAACAGAAAAGCAACTTAATGATATGGAAGAGAAAATAATGTGGAAAAAGGATATTCCAGTAAGAAATAGGAATATTGCTATCTTTCGTGTGTTAAGAGGAACTGGAATAAGAGAATCTGAACTTGCTGGCTTGGATTTATCTGATTTGCATTTGGACGAAGAAATGCCATATATTACTATCCTTGGTAAAGGTGTGTACCGAGAAATGCAAAATAGAACGGTATATCTTAGCGGATCTGCTTTAAAAGCTATAAGAGAATGGCTAGAGTACAGAAATACATTGGATAATATTGTAGACAAAGAAGCTGTGTTTGTAAATAAAAACGGAACTCGTACAACAGAAAGAAATATTAAACAGATATTTGAGAATTATGGAAATGATATTACTCCACATATGATGCGACATTATTATGCTAGTATAATGAACAGAAATGGAAATCTTGCATTTGTACAGCAACAGCTTGGACATAGTAGTGTGAATACAACAGTTAATAATTATGCCAATGGAGCTGTTGGAATGAAAGAGAAATTGATGGAGATGTGATTATGGTTGAATATATTGGAAAGAAAATCAGAACCGAAAAGAGAATAACAGTAAGAGGGTTAGCGAAAATGGCTGATATTGCACCAAGTACAATTAGCAAATGGGAAAATGGAAGTGCTGTTCCTGATTTAGCTGTGCTTGATTTGGTTGCTAAGGCAATGGGAGTGCAACCATTTGAACTTGTTAAATTTGTGTAATATGTATACGACACTATTTATTAGTGTCTTTAACTGAGAAATCAATTTTTACATTTAGGGCATTACAAATTTCGTAAATACTTTTAAGTGTTGGATTTTCATTTTTAAATTTTTTGCTTACATTTTGTGGACTTGTGTCCATTCTTGCAGCAAGATCTTTAATTGGAATGTCGTTGAGATCCATGTAACGTTTGATTTCTACAAGCATTTCTTTTGGTGTTGAGCAGATCATTTTGTATATGTCCTTTCTATAATATAGGTTGATTATACAATATAAACAATGTTTAATCAACTTATATATTGATTTTTGTTACTTATTTTTACAACTAATAGGTTGAATTATCAACTTAAAGGTTGTATAATACGAAGTATCAAAGAAAATAAAACGTAGGACGTACATAAGAAGAAAGGAGGTAAAAGGAATGACTGTAAACTTTGGGGATGTTATGATGATTGACTTTGGAGAAGACAAAATTAATTCAGTTCAAGTAGGAGTAAGACCAGGTGTGATCATTCAGAACGACATCGGGAACAAATATTCTCCAACCTCAATAGCTGTTCCTTTGACCAGTGAAATCAAGAAATTAAATATGCCATGTCATAAAGTCCTACATATGAATGAACAAAATGGCTTGACGAAAGATTCAATGGTGCTTGGAGAGCAAGTAAGGGTAATTGACAAAAATTCGATAATATACAAAATGGGCACTTTAAACGATGGTGAATGTGATCTTGTCGTTAAAGCATATTTTGCAAATGTACCTAGAAGGAGGGTTAGTTGTGGCTGAATATAAGACTATCACAAAGAAAGAATTGACAGAATTGCTTGATAAATATCCAGAAGATGAAGAGTTCAATATTATCCAAACTCAACTTGGAATGACAATTATTCCATTAGGAGAGCGGATAGCAAATAAGGTAGACATTTTGGAAATTGCAAATGCAGCAAAAACAATGATTTATTCAGAGAATAAATTCATGTCACAAGTTGACATGCACAGTGTAAAGCAAGATATATTTAATATAGAAAGAAATGGTGTAATGAATACGTTACTGCTGCCGAGATTTTCTAATAAAGAATAACTTTAGTGTCCTGATTATAGGACACCATACATATTAGAATGCAAACATGAACAAGAAATCGAACAAGTGTTTGTTTTATACTTGACACAAACATATGTTTGGACTATGATTATTGTTGTAAGAGAAATAATGGAAATAAAAAAACAGTCCGAATGACGTGGCTGCAACCACATATGTCATTCAGACTGTAACTCAACCAACCAAGATTAAGTCATTACATATTTTGGCATAATTTTCCAGTTATGTCAAGTTCAGTATGGCTAAAATCATAGCCTGTTTCCAATATTTTATCAAAATTTAATATTTAGGGCATTCGCCAAGCGGAGAAGGCATTGCACTTTGACTGCAAAATCCACCAGTTCGAATCTGGTATGCCCTGCTTTGTGACATTCCACCCGGTATGTTACAGAACGCAGAATTATTCTGTAAGCACAAACCATAGGTTGTGTGATTGCTTATGGAGAATAATCTACTAACAGATTACATAGTCAGCATCATAAACCTCTAAATGATAAACTTGCGATGATGCTGACAATCTGGATCATTAGTTCAGTTGGTTAGAGCACCGATCTCATAAATCGGGAGTCGTAGGTTCGAGTCCTACATGATCCATTACCAATTTAAGAAGGGAGACGATATGATTGTACTTTGTTATAAAGAATGACAAAAATGTTTACATTACATTAAACAAAAATGGGCAACCAAATCCTTGCACCGAGAACGATAAGGGGAAATTTGATAAGGTAAAAGCTCAAAATATTCTTAATTCTTTACCAAAAACAATGAAAAGGATGGGATTTAAACTCGAATGTGTTCCAGATGTTATTGTTCAAACGCCAATTCAAAAGATTGTAAAAGAAGAGTCGAAGAAAATTATTGAAAATACGGATTATCACCCATCAGAGAATATCACTCAATGGGTAAATAAGTTTGGTCAATGTTCTGACATTATTAAAGAAGCAAAAAGCAGATATGAAGAACTTGAGAAACAATTACATATTTCTGATCAAGAGTTAATAGACGTTTTACATAATATAGAGCTTGAATTACCAAAAGATCTGTATTCTGCTTGGCTTTTATATAAGAAAATAAGAGAGAACAGAAGAAACAGAAGGCAGCTTAAGGATGAAATGCTAATTATACATAATGTACTAAAAGAGATTGATGATACAAAAATCAGTAGAGAACGGACACAAAAGGCAATTGATGGGTTATTTGACCGTAAATATACATATAGGGTTGTGGAGGTGGATGAAAATGTTGTGTAAAAATTGTTATATTCCGATGATTGGAATTATGTCGTTCTCAAAGGATAAGCATGAGAAATTCTGTCGTTGTCCGAAGTGTTGTTCAGAGACACGGCATATAAAAATCAATGATAACGAGTTGAGCTTTGGAGAGGTATTACATAGAGAGTTAAACAGAAAATAATGTAAGGTGGGTGTATGAAGTGAAAAACGAAATATTGCGTGAAAAATTAAAAAATCTTTCATCACAACAATTAAAATTAATCAATGATTATTGTGATAATAATATGTCGAAATTAAAAAAAATAAGTTGTGATGCTTTCTTTAGATACGGTATTCCACAATATGAGCATGATGAATTGTATGATGATGCAATGGATGTATTGATGGAAAGCGTTATTACTTTTGATCTATCAAAAGGTGCAAATTTTAATACTTACCTTACAAATAATATTAAAAAATCTTGTATTGATTGGTACAGAGATAATTATCAAAGAGGAAAAAGAAAAAACCTTTTAACTGATAAAAATGGAAAGATAGTAAAAGTTGATAAAGATGGGAATGTAACAGATGATGACAAAGGAAAACCTGTTATTATTTCAGACACTTCATTTGATGCACCTACCGAAGAAGATAATGATTTAGCCGAAAGAATTGCTTCTAATTTTAATATAGAAGACAAGAGTGAGTTCGATTTTAGTACCGATGAAAAAGTTGATAATTTTATTGATTCTTTACCGAAGATACAAAAAAATATTTTGCTGATGCGGATGGAGAATGTTCCTGCTGATAATATAAAACAAAAATTGAATATATCAGACAGAGAATATAGTAGTGCTATGAAGTCAATTAAGATAAATAAAGGACTTTCAGTATTTTCAAAGAATAAAAATGATGGGAATTATGATGTGGAGGTAAATAATATGGAAGACAGAATTATTGAAATTAGCGAATCTGAAAATTATAGGACGGACAAGTATAGTATGTATTCGTTATTACAGGATAAAAAAAATGGAGACGTGAACTGCAATTACATCTTGCAGCGTGAACCTTTTCAGTGGACTACAGAAGAAGCAAATAGATATTTTTGTCGTATTCTTAGTAATCTTCCTATTCCAGAAATTATTCTTTGTGAACAGAAGAAAAAAGGATTGACAATCTCTCATTTAATTGATGGATTACAGAGACTTTCGTATGCTGAAGCCTTCAAAGAAAATCGTATTAAGATTGGTTCAGCAGGAGCAGAGAGACATTTAATTCAGTATAGAGATTATGTCTTAGATGATAATGGAAATCGTGTACTTGATGAAGAAGGCTTACCAGAATATGAGATGAAAATATTTGATGTTATAGGGAAATATTATAAAGATCTTCCTGATGAGTTAAAGAAACGATTCAATAATTTCAATATAAACGTAACAAAGTTCTTTGATTGTACAGATGAACAGATTGCAGATCATATTCGTGATTATAATAATCATGCGAGCATGAATAAGGAACAGGGTGGGTTTCTTAATGTATCTGCACAGACAGCAGGATATATTAAAAATATTTCACAGAAAAACACATTCTTTAAAAATTGTGGGAAGTTTACAGATAATAATGTTATTAAGGGAAAGTTGGAACGTGTTGTTGCAGAATCAATAATGTTAATGTTCTTCCGTGATTCATGGAAAGCAAAACTTGATACAATTTACAAATATGTTGATGAAAACGCAACAGAACAGCAGTTCTTAAAACTTAATTCACACTTCAATAGATTAGAATTGGCGTTAGGAGAAGATAACAAAGATTTAAAATTATTACTTACTCCAACAACAATGCCAATGTGGATTGCTGTATTTGATAAATTTACTACATATAACATGGATGATTCTAATTTTGTTGATTTCTTAAATGCATATAACACAGAGTTAAAAGACAAGGAAATTGATGGTGTTTCTATGGCAGATTTTAAGGATCAGCAGACAAAGAAAAAGGCAACTATTACAGGTAAAATTGATTTACTTGTAAAATTGATGAATGAATTTTTACATATTGATACAACAGAAACAAATAGCACAGAAGTAGAGAATAACAATACGGAAGAAAATGAGCAAGATAATTCAGAAGAAACAACTCTTTCCTTTGTTCAGGAAAATGTAAATCCTGATGCTACAGAAGAGGATATTGAGTTTTACAGAGATATGGTTGAAGATTGTGTTAAGATTACCGATCCTGTGTATAACGAATGCAGAACAGCACTGATTGCTCTTATGGCATACGCTTGCCAGAATGAAAAAGATCAAGATTTTGAAAAATGGGTGGATAATTACAGAAATAAATCTGATTTTAGTTCATCACAGAAAGTCAACTATACATATATGAAACGTAGCTTCGATAATTATACTCAGGCTACTGCTTAATTTTGAGGTGGTAGGTAACCACGAATGTCGGAAAAATTATTAAGTGATTGCCTACAATTGGAACAATCGTCATATAACTACAGGAATATCCATAGCCAATAACGATAGTACATACATATATTAAATCATTTCTTTGGCTTAATCAATAGTCAAATTGGCAGTCTTACTCATTCTGAGATGGGTATTCCCTATTAAATATAGATTGGAGAAAATATGTGAAATTTGATAACAGTGAAGTTCGTTTTTTGGAAAAAAGAGGTAAAAGTTATGCCAATTAAATTTGCAGATGACATTACAAAAGAAATAATTAATCGTGGTAAAATTTCTGTTAAAAATAATTGTGTAACTGGCGAAGAATTTGAGGAATGGCTAAGAGGTGAAAATATGAATGATGAAGAAAAAGTAAATAAAATTATTGAGCTATTGCAATCACCTGATTTGGATGATTATGAATGTTGCATAGAAATAGCAAAAGTAGTTGGTGTTTACAATTATGAACGAGAAGATAAGCGTGAATAAAGTTCGATTTCTTTGGAAGAGAGGTGAAAATAAATGGCATGTGATTATTGTGCGTACCGTTATTCTTATGATTGTGATGATGGTTGGAATCGCCATAAAAATTGTGAGAGTTTTAAGTTGGATTGGGATAGTTTGTCTGATAAAGATAAGAAAACTATTCAGAAGATTTTAGATAGAAGAGGAGACTAAGTTATGGAACAGATTCAGGAAAATGAACAGTGGAAATTGGATGGCAATTGTGAAAAAATGTAGAAGAAATAATTATTGTTCAACGCCATGTACTCGTCATAATAGGCGAATAAGAGCAGAATTTAAAGGTCTTGTTGCAGATACAATGAACAAAATGACAGGTGGAATGATGAGAGAAGTTATTGATAAGACGGTAAATGGAATTTGGTAAATTGATTATGCAGATAAAAAAAGCAATGGAAGGAAACAAATGGAAATAAATGTTAATACAAAAGCAATATGTACTATAGATATTGATTCAGCAGAAGCATTTAGAATTTTATGTGAAACTTTACATATGGGTTTTGTTCTTGATGAGGATACTGATTACTTTGTATATAAAAATTCCGATGATGAGTTAAATGTATTTAAGACAGTTGATGGACATGATTCATGTGTAGATGAGAGAGGGATTTGTTTGTAGCACTTCGTAATGTTGCTGTAAATATGTTTCCAAATATATTGTTTAGGAGTGCTGACTATATCTACAATAAGTGACAAGAAAACTTCGATTCTTTGGGTTTTAGAAAAGAAAGAATATATGGTTAGATATTTTTGTGATTTATGTGATAAGGAAGTTGATAAATATAATGAATATTCGTTACCGATTGCAGCCACTTTTATAAATGGTGAACTATGTGATTTAATTCAAGTTCATGGGTTTAATTTGTGTAAAGATTGTAGAAGTAGGCTTTACGGAGTCGTTGAAAGTATTGTTCCAAAGCAGAAGATTGAAAAATTAAATAAAAAAGGCTTTGGATATAAAAATGGAAAGATGTGATAAGTAACAAAAATCGCACATTTCTTTAGAAAATTTGGGGGTTAAGACAATGACAATTGAACAGATTAAGGACAAATTAAAATCAAAAGAGTATGACTTCCTGAGAACAGATAAGAATTTGGGTAACAATATCATTATCTTAACTCTTGGTGGAAGTCATGCATATGGAATGGATAAAGAAGGATCTGATTTAGATGTGAGAGGTATTGCACTCAACAGCAAATCAGATATTTTACTTGGAACAGACTTTGAACAGGTCGTAGATGTTGATACAGATACAACTATGTATTCGTTTAATAAAATGATACAGCTTTTAACGTCATGCAACCCTAATACAATTGAACAACTTGGCTGTTTGCCTGAGCATTATTTACATTTATCTAAAATTGGTAAAGAATTATTGGATAATAGAAAAATGTTTCTTTCGCAGATTTGTATTCATACATTTGGAGGCTACGCAGGTTCTCAACTCAGACGCATGGAAAACAAGGCTGCAAGATTGGTTGGTCAGGCAGAAAATGAAGCCTACATTTTAAAAAGTATCAACAATGCAAGATATGAATTTAAAAACAGATATTACCCTCATGAAAATAGTGATGTAAAACTATATATTGATAAGGCTGTTCAAGAAGGATATGATAGCGAGATTTTTATGGATGTAAACTTGCAACATTATCCGTTAAGAGATTGGGCTGGCATGTGGAACGAAATGAAGTCCATTGTTAGTAGTTACAGCAAATTTGGTAAAAGAAATGAAAAGGCTGTAGCCCATGATAAATTAGGAAAACATATGGCTCATTTGATTCGATTATATATGATGTGTATTGATATTCTGGAAAAGGAAGAGATTATCACTTATAGATCAAATGAACACGATTTACTTATGAGTATTAGA